ATTCAAAGTGTAACAGATTTACCGCAAATGTTAGAAATGCGACCTATAATAGTTGATGAAAATATGATTATTTTAGGAGGTAACATGAGGTATCAAGCTTGTATAAAAGCAGGAATTGAACAAATACCAATTATACAATATACTAAAAAAGAACATTTAAATTTAAATACTGATAAAACATATGAAGAAACTTGTCAAGAAATTATCATAAAAGATAATGTAGGTTTCGGAGAATGGGATTGGGATATATTAGCAAACAAATGGAACACAGTAGAATTAAGTGATTGGGGTTTAGAAGTATGGCAAAATGAAGATGATATAATTGCTAATGAACCAAAAGATGTATCAGATAAAATAATTAGTACATTTAAAATAGAAGTTGATTTAGAAAATGAAGCACAATTACAAAAATTATATGAAAAATTAACTAATGAAAATTACATATGCCGAATTTTAACATTTTAAGAGAAAATAAAGCTGAAAAAACATACAGAGTTGCCGCAGTTATGGGAAAGTTTGATTTACAAACTGAACATATAAAAGAAGAATTTATCGGAGAAATAAATTATCCTGATGATTGGCAAATTGGAGTAATAGTTGGTGCAAGTGGTACAGGTAAAACAACAATAGCAAAAGAATTATTTGAAAAAGCATATATAACTAATTTCGAATATACAAATAATACAATATTAGATGATATGCCTGAACATTGTTCAATTGATGATATTACTAAAATGTTTAATAGTGTAGGTTTTTCATCGCCACCAAGTTGGTTAAAACCATATGCAGTATTATCTAATGGACAAAAAATGAGAGTTGATTTAGCAAATGCTTTATTACAAAAAGAAGAATTAATCGTATTTGATGAATTTACAAGTGTTGTAGATAGAAATGTTGCTAAAATAGGAAGTTATGCAGTACAAAAAGCTATTAGGAAAACAAATAAAAAATTTATAGCAGTAGCTTGTCATAATGATATAATAGATTGGTTATTGCCTGACTGGATATTTGATACAGATAGTATGACCTTTCAAAAATTTGAAGGGCAAAAAAAAAATAGACCAAAAATTAAATTTGAAATATACAAAGCAGGAAACAAAAAAATATGGGAAGTGTTTGCTAAACACCATTATTTAAGTCATTATCATAATAACGCATCAACAGTATATGTTGCATATGTAAATGAACAATTAGCAGGTTTTATTAGTATAATACATCAACCACATCCAAAAGTAAATAATATAAAAAGGATACATAGATTAGTAATATTGCCTGACTATCAAGGTATCGGTATTGGAGTAAAACTAACAGAATACATTGGTAAAATATATAAAAATGATGGATATAGATATACAATAACAACATCAGCACCAAGTTTAATTAATTATTTTAAAAAAAGTGATAATTGGATGTGTAGAAAATTTGGAAGAAATAAAAAACATAAAACAGGAAATAGTTCTGCAAGAATAACAACAGCATGGGAATATAATGGACAAAAATAGACACATAAAAAAAGAAACAATTTTAAGCGCTTTAGAAAGTAGTTTAGGAGTAGTTACAACAGCTTGTAAAAAAACAGGTATTCCAAGAAGTACATTTTACAAATGGTTAAAAGAAGATGAAATATTTGCAAAAAAAGTAAAAGATATTGAAAATGTAAGTTTAGATTTTGCTGAAAGTAAATTATTTGAACAAATGGCAGATAACAATACAAGTGCAACTATATTTTATTTAAAAACAAAAGGAAGAAAGCGTGGTTATTGGGAAAAACAACAACACGATATAACTACTGATGATGAACCTATACAAATCAACATCAAATTAACAGATGAAGATTGAACTCGAATTTACACCAAAACAAAGTAAAGCAATTAGATATTTATTTGATAATGAAACAAGTGAAATATTATTCGGTGGTGGTGCAGGTGGTGGTAAATCTTATATTGGTTGCGCTTGGATTATTTATTCTTGCATACAATATAAAGGTATTAGATGTTTAATTGGTAGAAGTAAATTAGACAATTTAAAAAAAACAACGTTAAATACATTTTTTGAAATATGCAAAGAATGGGGATTAAAAGCAAATAAAGATTATCAATTTAATGCAAGTTCTAATATAATAACATTTTACAATGGTTCGGAAGTATTGCTTAAAGATTTGTTCCATTATCCTAGTGATGCAAATTATGATTCTCTGGGCAGTTTGGAACTCAGTATGGCTTTTGTTGATGAGTGCAATCAAATTACAGAAAAAGCTAAAGCAATATTATCATCAAGAATAAGATATAAATTAGATAATTATAATTTAATTCCAAAATTGTTTATGAGTTGTAATCCAGCAAAGAATTGGGTATATAATCAATTTTACTTACCTAATAAACACAACAAATTACCCAAACATAGAAAATTTATACAAGCATTAGCAAGTGATAATGTATATATATCTAAACATTATGAAGAACAATTACAAAAATTAGATGAAATAAGTAAACAAAGATTATTATATGGTAATTGGGAATATGATGATAGCGAAGATAAATTGATTGAATATAATGCTATTTTGAATACATATGAAAATACAGATATACCAACAGGAGAAAAATATATATCAGCAGATATAGCAAGATTTGGTAAAGATAAAACAGTTATAATATTTTGGAATGGTTTACGAGCAGAAAAAATAAAAGTTTTAAATACAAATACAATTACAGAAGCATCTAAAATAATTCAAGATATACAAAGAACAGAAAATGTGCCATTAGGAAATATTATTGTTGATGATGATGGTATTGGTGGTGGTGTTCGTGATATATTACGTTGTAAACCATTTGTAAATAATGGAAAAGTAATAAACAATGAAAATTATCAAAATTTAAAAACACAATGTTATTACAAATTAGCAGAATATATAAATGCTAATAAAATATATATACAAACTAATAACACTAATATAAAAGAAGATTTAACAAAAGAATTAGAACAAGTTAGACGTGATAAAATAGACAAGGATACTAAATTAGCTATATTACCAAAAGAAAAAGTAAAACAAATCATTGGACGTTCTCCTGATTATTCAGATGCATTAATGATGAGAATGTATTATGAATTAAAGCCAAATTTAGGGAAGTATTATATACAATAGAAGAAAGGTGGCTCCAAAAACAATGAAAAAACCACCTTTCGATAATAAGCAAATACGCACCAAAAATAAATAAATTATATTTACTAATATATTATAATAATAAAAATGTTATTAACACTTAATGATAAAAGCTATTATATTCCTCAAAAATGGAATGAAGTTAGTTTAGGAAACTATCAAAATTTGATGTTATCAATTGATGATAAATCAGATGAACAAACTAAAATATTAACAACAATTAATGCATTAACAAATGCACCGATTCAATTGTTAGAAAAATGTAAAAAGAAAGATATATTAAAAGTTTTTCAAGAATTAAGCAAATTAATCAACATTAAAGTAAATACTACATTAAATATGATTATCGAAATTGATAATGTAGAATATGGATTTAATCCTAATTTATCAGATATGACTTTTGCTGAATTTGTAGATTTAGATAATTATTTATCAGAACCTTGGAAAAATATGCATAAAATAATGGCTATATTATATAGACCAATAATTTCACAAAATAAAAAGAAATATAAAATAGAAGAATATGATAGTACTAAATGTTTATTAAATGCTAAAAAATTTAAAACAGCATTAAGTGTAGCAACAGTAAATGGAGCGAGTAATTTTTTTTTGACTATCGCAGAGGAGTATCTGAGCGTTTTGCAATTATCTTTGAGCAAGAAACAAAAGAAGATGTTGAAGGATATAGAGATACAGAACAAGAATTTAACAACAAATGGGGTTGGTACGGAGTTATCTACAACCTCGCAAATGGAGAAATAAGTAAAATGAATGATGTATTAAAATTAACAGCTGATGAAGTTTTTACGTTTTTATGTTATTCAAAAGATTTAAATACAATTAAAAAATGAGTGATTTTATAAATCAAGCAGGACTTGGACAAAAAAATATAACATTACTAAATATAATAAAATTATATGAAGATATAGCAAATGCAAATTCATATATACAAGATTTTACGTTTGGAGATATATTTGAAATAGATTTAAAAGAAACAGATTATGCTTTATCGCATTTATCAATAGAAAGTGCGAACTATACTAATCACGAATTAACATACACATTAAGATTATATGTTATGAATTTAGTTAGTAAAGATGAAAGTAATGAAAATGATGTTTTGAGTGATACATTACAAGTTATAGGAGATTTTATAAGTCAATTTAAACATAGTTCAGCTTTTGGAGATACAGAACATGATTATAGAATGAATGATAATGTAAGTTGTACACCATTTACAGAAAGATTTGATAATGAAGTATCTGGCTGGACAGCAGATATAAATATAACCGTTAGCTTTAATGCAAGTGCATGTACAGGCGACATAATATAAATTAAAACAATATGGCAACAACAGTAACAACAGCAACATTAAAAGTAGATATTACTGAAACAATTACATTGAATGGTACTACTTATGATAAAACAACAACACAAAGTATTACAGGAATTGCACAATATACATCAAGAGTATATCAGTTAAAAGCAAGTACAACACATACAGTCGTTGAATTTGCATCAGACCCAACTAATAATGTGTTTGATAGTGATGACTTTAAGTATATGCGTATAACTAATTTAGATGATACAAACGCAATTAATTTAACATTTGCAGAAGAAAGTAATGTTGGGTGTGCATTTCAATTAGACGCAGGAGAAAGTTTTGTTATAAGTGCATTAACAGTAGATAGTAATACGAGTGGTAGTGCAATAACATCTTTAGGACATACAATATCAGATTTGTTTATTAGAACTGGTGCGAGTGAAACAGATGTAGAAATAGTAGTAGCAACAGCATAATGTATGTAAACACTAAAAAATTAATGGACGCTTTTGCTAAAAAAGTTATAAACCAATCTATCCGAAATCTATCGAAAGAAGATAAAATAGATAGTGGTAAGTTAGCACAAGGTTTAAATTATAATCTTGAAGTATATCCAAGTGGTGCATTAGAATTAAATTTTAAAATGCCTAAATATGGAATGTTTCAAGATAAAGGTGTTAAAGGAAGTATTGGTGGAAAACGTAAAGCAGTCAAATCGCCTTATAAATTTACAGGAAGTAATATAAAAGAAGGTGTAATTGAAGATTGGATCAAACGAAAAGGAATACAAGGTAGAGTAAAAAAAGAATGGAAAAGTGCAGGTAATAGAGGAGGACAATTTATAAAAAGAAAAAGTCTTGCTTATATAATTGGAAGAAGTATTGCTTTGTATGGCTTACCAGCTACAAGATTTTTTAGTAATGCTTTTAGACAACATTATAGAAAACTTCCTGAAGAATTCACAAATGCGTATGCAAGTGATGTAGAAAAATTTTTAAGACAAACAACAGCAGATATTTTAAAATAAAAAGATGGCAGTACAATTTCATAAACAACCAAGTAAATTTTTAAATCCTGTATATGACGATATTATATTCAGTATTAAGAATGCAACACCAAATGTATTTAATCATAAATTTGTATTAAGAGTATATGTAAATGAAAATTCATCTGCAAATACATATAACAATGTAGCAACGTTAAAAGCAGTTGAAAATGATTCTGGAATAGCACATTTCAATATATCTACTATTTTACAAGATTTTTGCGAAACT